ACCAAGAAGTGACAGAGGAAGTTGTCAAAAAATCTGTTACTTTGACAAAAGATGGGGTTTCTTTTACCCTATCTGACCCGATCATGATTTCAGCATTTGAAAATCAAGGATATGAAGTGGAGGAATAAAGTAAATGGCTAAATTTAAAGCGACATCAAACGTTGTCTTTATCGTCGATGGCAAAGAGCAAAGCTATGACAAAGATGTAGAGTATGACATGGATGTCAAGACAGCTGAGGCGTTCAACGCCAAAGGTGAAATTACACACCCTGAGCTCAGTCCATTCTTTGAACGTACTGACAAGGAAGAAAAAGCAGCAAAGGCGGATAAATAACACCGCCTTTTTTAATTGGAGGTGGTTACTATCGCTTATTTAACACAAGATGAATTTAAGGATTTTGGTTTTGATGAAGTTGAGGGCTTTGAAAAGCTACTAACAAGGGCAGAGATTGCTATCAACCTCTTTCTTAATAATTTCTACAGCTTTGTAGATTTTAAAAAAGAAATTGAGCACAGAAAGCAAGCTGTCAAGCTGGCTACGGCTTTCCAGGTAGCATATTTGGACGCTAGTGGGATCACTACGGCTGATGATAAGCAATCAGTCTCTACTGTGGTTCTAGGGCGTACTCATATCACTTACAAGAATAGCTCTAACCAGTCTTTAGAGAGTGCCAGGTATAACTTGTCTCTTGACGCCCTAAATACTCTGAAATCGGCAGGATTTGGCTTTAGGGGGGTAGGTTATGACAGACATTGATAAACGGTTATTGATTGATACTGTGACCATTCAGAAAACCACAGGAGAAAAAGACGGATGGGGTAAAGTGATTTTAGAGAGCCCAGTGACCCTTAGGACTGTTAGGTTTGACAGACAGTATCAAGTGAAAGGCACGAAGAACAACCGCAAGGAGTCCAAACCTAGCACGTTATTTGTGTACCCTAAATACTGCCCAATCGTCTTAGACAAAACTTTTGAAAATGCCATTATCAAAGACGGAGAACGTGAGTACAGAGTGACCTCTGTAGTTCCTGTCAGTTATCCACACAAACAAAAAGTATTTTGCTATGAAGTGGAGTGTATCTGATGGGAACAGGCGTATCTGTCAAGGTTGATTTAAAGGGTATTGAGAAAAAGGTATCCCCAACAGCATTAGCAAAAGGGAAGTTAGCAATAGCTAATCAGATGTTGATTGACTTTACTCCCTTTGTGCCACGCAAAAGCGGTGAGCTTAGCGGAAGTGGCCAAGCGACCAAAGACGGAGTTAAGTATCCTGGGCCTTATGCCAGAGCTCAATTTTACGGCTCAAGCTACAACAAGGTTAGGACATTTGTCTTTAGGAAATACACCACACCTGGAACAGGTAAGCGGTGGGACTTGAAAGCCTCGGCTTTACATTCTGCTAACTGGGGGAAAGTCGGTCTAAGAGCAATGGGAGTAAAAGCATGAATAACAATGATTTTTCAGAAGTCCTCAGGGATTTCATCAATACACTAAACCTCCCTCTGAATTGTAAACTTGATTACTTATCAGAGGGGGAGGATTTAGTCCTTTATCCTTTGCCTGGTGGAAAGATTTTAACAGAGTACATGAACGGCAAGCAAGACATTAGCCTTGTCTTTGAGGTGGCAATCAAAACAACTGATCACCAAAAAACAAGCTCTATCCTATGGGCCATCAATCATGCTCTCGCTGATTTTAATCTGGAACTACCTAGCAAAAACAATTCATATCAATTCAGAGGCCTTGAAGTATCACAGCCGTTCCTTAATGACCGTGATGAGCAAGGCTTTTATATTTACATGTTAGATGTAACGGCAAAACTGGAAACAAATGGAGGAAACTAAATGCCAAAAATGAAAAACGCCAAGCGCAAACACTTTCTTGCGCCATGGTTACCAACAGCACCAGCTACTGAGCCAGGTAATGACGCCTGGAAATGGCTTGCAGACGGAGTGAAAACTGCCGAGTCTGAGAATGACGAGGAGACAGATGACATTGCATACTACAACGGTGATGGTACCAAGAAAACTGTAGTGACGTCTGTTAAGAGCGGATACAGCTTTGAGGGCGACTACATCAAAGAGGACGAGGCTCAGGCCATTGTCGCAGCTATGCGCTTTAAAACTGGAGATGACCGTAATGTTTGGCTTAAAGTGGTAGACGCTGACGGCAAAACTCAATATGTCGGAGTCGCTACTGTCTCAGGTATCAAAATCGGAGGCGGAGATGCGTCTGAGTATGAGACATTTGAGGCCACTATCAGCTGGAACGCAGCACCTAAACAATCTGCCGTAGTCGGTTGATGATTTGATCTAGGGGAGTGAATAGGCTCCCCTTTTTATTTTTGATTTAAAAATTAGTAGGAGAGAAAACAAATGGTAGTAATTAAGAAACGTGACAATGTCATCCCTGTTGATTTTGGAGAGTTCAAGCTTGAATTTGTAGCCAATGACCAAAACATCCACAAAATGGAAAAACTTGGCACAATCCTTAAAATTGAGGGCGAAAAACTAGCTAAGACAGAGGATAGTAAGGCCTTTGAAACGGTACAAGACTTAGTCAAAGACTCTTGGACAGAGTTGTTTGACAAAGAGGCGTTTGACAAGGTCTACTCATTCTCTAATGAGTCTACAGTTGACACAATGGCCTACTTACTTGAGACAATCACTGGAGTCATCTCAGAATGGGAGAAACGCAACAGCACAGACGCTCTCAAAAAATATCTAGGTGACTAACATGCTGGACCTATCAAGGAAATTGACAGATGAGTTAGTCCTTGGTGATGATGTGTATCCAATGAATATCGCTTTTAACAAGGTCTTGAAAGTGATGGAGCTGATCAATGATGATGATATTGACGAGCTTTACAAGCCTTTCCTGGCTATTCAAATCTTGACTGGTGTAGATTTTACTCAGGCTTTAACTCCTGAACAGGCTACAGCAATCTTTAAGATGATTTTTGAGGAGCATATCAGAATTATTCCAGCTAAAGACACAGCACCAGTACTAGACCTAGCAGGGAACCCAATCAAGAGCAAGATACGCTCTAGGAGTCAATCTGAGGGAGGAGATCGTCTCTTTAGCTTGAAGTACGACGCTGAGTATATTTACTCATCATTTCTCCAGGCTTACGGAATTGATCTCATAGACGCTCAGAACAGCTTGCACTGGAAAAAGTTCAACGCTTTATTAAACGGCTTACCTAGTGACACTAAGTTTGCTGAGGTGCTGAAAATACGCTCTTACAAGCCCCAAAAGGGCGACAGTAAGCAGTATAAGGAGAACATGAAGAAACTCAAAAAAGAGTATGCTCTACCTGATGAATTTGACTACTAATTTTAGAAAGGAGGTATACAATGGCAGATGGTTCAGTTACTATCAAGGTTGATATGGATGGCTCTAATGCTCAATCAGGAGTAAGCAAGCTTAAAGCTCTATTTGGTGGACTTGAAAACGCAGGCTCAAAAGTAGGGTCTGTTTTTAAGTCTGTGTTAGGAGCTAATCTGATTAGTTCGGCCCTTACTACAGGAATTGGGACTATTACAAGTGGTATCCGTGAAATGGCCTCTGAGCTCAACAGCTCACAGAAAGCCTGGAAAACATTCGAGGGAAACCTCCAAGCCTTTGGACGATCAGCTGAGGAAATCAAGGCAGCTAAGGACGAAATGCAGGACTTTGCGACCAAAACCATCTACTCAGCCTCTGATATGGCTAGTACCTACTCACAACTTGACGCAGTTGGGACTAAGAACGTTGGTAGTCTAGTTAAGGCCTTTGGTGGACTTGCAGCCTCTGCTGAAAACCCAGCCCAAGCCATGAAATCATTGTCAACTCAGGCAACACAGATGGCAAGTAAGCCTAAAATAGCCTGGATGGACTTTAAGATCATGATGGAGCAAGCTCCTGCTGGTATGGCAGCCGTCGCAAAAGAGATGGGAATGTCTACGGCTGAGCTTGTAAAAGCCGTCCAAGATGGAAAAGTCAAGACAGAGGACTTTTTCGACGCTATGAACCGTGCAGGGAACTCAGACGCTTTTCAAAAGATGGCTACGGAGTTCAAAACGGTTGACCAGGCTATAGATGGGGCAAAAGAAAGCCTCTCTAATAAACTTATGCCAGCCTTTGAAAAACTTAATAAGTTTGGAATTAAGGCAGTCAATGCAGTATCTGACGCTCTTGAAAAAATCAATTTTGACAGCATTGCTGAAAAATTGGGGGCGTTTTTAGAAAGTATTGACATCAATGGCTTTATTTCAACCGTGACAGGCGCTTTTGCTAAGGCTGGAGAGACTGTCTCAGAGTTTTTTGCAGTCTTTAACAAGATTGGAGTCTTTGAGTATATGTCTGACACGCTCAGAGATATAGGAGTGACAGCCATGTCAGTTTTCAAAGAACTGACAAGTCACATCAATATCTTTGATAATTTCACTGAGGGCATTGGAAATATCATCATCCTAGTTAATAAGGTTATACAAGAGTTAGCCGCTGGCGTTCAGTTCGCTCTTGAGGCTTTCTCGAATGCAGGGGCTATCAAGAATGCTTATCAAGCCTTTAAGGAACTTACAGAGGCAGCACTTGACCTGACTGACAAGCTCTCAGATCTCATCCCTTGGGATGTGGTTGGCGCTGCTGTGGGACATGTAGTAAATGCCATTTCACAAGTTATCATCTGGATCTCTAAATTATCTAAGTCAATTAGCGCTGATGTCTGGAGAGCTTTGATCACAGGAATTGGTGGGGCTCTAGTTGCTTTCAAGGCTTTTAATTTTTTAAAAACATTCAACCCTTTTGGCTTATTTAAGAGTAAGGCTACAGAGGCATTGAGTGGCACCACATCAACAGTTACCTCAATAGGGACGCAAATTGTATCTGTCATCCGTAGTCTTGGGCAAAGTGTAGCCGCAGCTGCTAGAGGTATTGGTCAAGGCGTCGGCGCTGCTTTTCGTGGGATTGGACAAGGATTATCCATGGTCAATCCTTTAACTATTGCAGCCATAGCTGTCCCTATTTTGGCTTTAGGGGCGGCGTTTGCTTTGATGGGAACACAAAGCAAAGGTATCGCAACAATCTTACAAGCTGTAGGTGATGTTATTGTTAGTGTAGGTACAGCTATTGGAACTATCTTAAACTTAGCTCTACAAGGTTTGGCTCAGGCTTTAGTAATCGTAGCGCCTGTATTACCTACTGTAGCCTCAGCTTTTGCTATGCTATCGCCACTCATTTTAGCTGCTGGAGTAGCAATTAGCTCCATTATTAGCTCATTTAGTGGGTTAGCGCCTGTGATTACAGCATTAGGGTCAGCTATTAGCGAGATTATAACGGCTATCAGCTCAGGTATTGCTGAGATAGCAACGGCTGTGACACCTATTGTTGAAATACTTTCAAATGCTTTCGTCCAAGTTGTCACTATTGTCTCTGGAGCGATTGTACAAATCGTTGAGGCTCTAGCTCCATTCATGCCAGCTATTTCTGAAATGGTCCAGGCAGTCGCTCCAGTACTACAGTCCTTGGTAGAGGCATTTAATAATCTGATCAGTCAAATCAGTCCCATTATTGAGAGTATCACAAATCTATTTAAGACTCTTGGCGAGCAAATCAGCTCCATTTTAAAGAGCGCTGGTAGTGTAGTCGAGTCTTTTGGCTCAGCTATCCGTAATGTGCTTGACGGAGTCGCTGGCATTTTTGATAGCATGGGTAACGCTGCTAAGAACGCAGGTCTTGGAGTGAAATACATGGCCGAGGGGATTGCGAAACTTACTGAACTAGGCTTGTTAGATTTAGCTGGAACATTAGCTACTGTTGCAACAGGTTTGACCGCTATTGCTAACTCAGGAATAGCTACGGCAGGCCCAGGATTGCAACAAGCAGGGACAGGATTGAGTCTAATTGCTACGTCAGCACAGATTGCTAACTTAGCAATGCAGTCACTACCAGAGACTATGACATCATTTAGTACTAGTCTTAGTAACTTGCCTGAAACAATGACAACTGTCGGTACTGCTATGAGTACTTTTGCAACATCAGTGATGACCTCTTTTGTAGGTCTCGCAGGGGCAACAGCTAGCATTACTATCCTACAAAGTGGGTTAGTTGCTTTGTCAAGTTCAATGATGATGGCACAGGCTGGAGCCTTAGCTATATCAGCAGGATTTACAGCAATCAGTGGAGTTGTGGGTGCTTTGGTTGGTGTATTGGGTACAATACCAGGTCAGTTTACACTGATTACCACCTCAGCAATGATGGCGACTACTGCCATTATGCAGTTAGCTACATCCGCTCCTATGGTTGCCTCAGCCTTTTCTAGTATCTCAGAAGCAGCTGGATCAGCAATGGCCCTACTCAATTCTGTTGTGCAGTCAGCAATGTCTCAAGCTGTAGCAATAATGCGCTCAAGCATGCAACAGATGGTGTCTGTGGTCATGCAATCAGCAACTCAGATGACTCAAGCTGGACAACAGGCAGGGCGTGGGGTTTCTAACGGAATTACTAACGGTATTCGTTCAGGAATTGGATCAGCAACAGCTGCAATGTCAGCTATGTTAAGCTCAATCCGCTCTACAGCTATGTCAGGGGTAAGCTCAATGCGCTACGCAGGGAACATGATCGGCCAAGGATTGGCGGAAGGTATGTACTCAGCACTCGGAGCTGTCACAGCGGCAGCTAATGCTCTTGTCGCTCAAGCTGAGAGAGCAGCGCAAGCCAAGGCTAAGATCCACAGTCCGTCACGACTATTTAGAGACAATGTAGGTAGATACATTGCTCAAGGTATTGCCGTAGGTATTGAACAGAATAGCTCTGATGTAGTTGATAGTCTGGCATACGTTCAGAAAGAGATGTCAGCGTTCAAATTTGGCGCTGAGGATTTACTTGGTTTGGGTAAACATACTGTATCTAGTCAGTTTAGGCTCAAATCACTCACAGAACGAGCAGAAACAAGCCAAATTGAGGTTATTCGTGACCAGGCTGACAAAGTCCTAGCCAGAGCTCTTGAAGTGGCTGAGGAGGCTGTCAAGCGCCCTGTAAACATGGTGCTAGATGACGGTACTCTGGTTGCTAAAATCGGAGACCCAATGACTAACTATCAAAATGATAAGTTAATGATTGATAACATGATGAGAGGTATTATCTAATGAATAATGACACAATCATAATCAATGGATTTGACCTCTCTGAGGTTATTGACATTATAGACATCATCCGTCCAGTAGGAAATGAGCGCCACGTTGTCACAAATGACGCTCCACTTGTCGGAGTTAATCTCCAAGAAGTGCGAACAGGCGCCAAAACCATCAAAGTCAAGTTTGCTATGCAATATGGAAACGGCATGACACTTGAAACAGCTAAGCACAAATTAGCTGGTATTTTTAACACCTCAGAGGCTGTCAAGATCGTCATTTCAGACGAGCCTGACAAGTATTACATGGGTCTAGTATCTGGTTCTGTGGATATAGAAAACATTACTAGATGGTTCCAAAAGGGCAGTTTTGACCTGATTATCCCTGACGGTGTAGCTCACGGATCAACCTATAAGCGCTTTGATAACGGACAAGAGCAACCTGACAAGGTTGTTTTTAATTTGGTCAATAATGGCAACGTCCCAGCCTTTCCTGTCGTTACGGTTAAGAATAACGCCGAGAATGGCTATATCGGTCTAGTCAATGCTAGCGGAGCTCTTGAGGTTGGTGACCGTGAAGAGGCTGATATAGGTTTAGTCAAACGGTCTGAGGTGCTACTTGATTTTAGAGGTGATAGGATTTCAGACGGTTTTGCAAGAGCTGCTAAAAATAAGGCTGTGACTAACGATAATAGCGAGAACGTGGTAGGGACGGCCGAGCTAACGACATTGTGGGATAAGAAACACATTGGACTCAGAGATCAAACTACATCTGGAAAATATGGGAACTATGCTACATCTCTTTCATGGGACATACCTACAGATAGTTCGGGAGCTATCGGCTCTCTTGATGACTACATCATAGGTAGACAGATATTCGTATCTAATGCAGCTAATCAATATGGTTTTATCAAGATTACAGTATCAGACACAAATGGTCAGTTTTTGTATGGCATTGAAACATTCAAACGGACAAAAGGACAAGACTGTGAGTTTAATGTATTTGGATCTGATGGCAAAAATAGCTATTACTTTCTTAAATGCTTGAATTTTACAGGTATATCAGATAGCAAACTAAACCCATTCACATCCTCAAGAGGACAATTTGAAATAAAGCGCAACGACGACAGGGTTCATGTCTATTATCAAGGTTCTGTTTACAGTTTTATCATTCCTGAAATAAAAAGCAGGAAGTCCGCTAAGATCCATGTCATGCTTGGGGCCTACCATGATAAGCCTATGGTGTCTAACATGTACATAGACGAACTACTGTACCGTAAGGACTTTGTCCCAGCAATCGGTGATGTGCCGAACCGCTACCCAATCGGTTCAAACGTTGTGCTAAACAGCGAGAATGACACCGTTACAGTGGACGGCCTTGAGAAGATTGTAGATGTTGTGGATGGCTCAAGTTTCTTGACTATTCCTCCAGGTAACAGTCAGCTTGAGGTCTATTGCTCAAGTTGGGTCAAGACCAAGCCCACTGTCAAAGTGGAATTTAAAGAAAGGTATCTATAGCAATGTTATTGACAATACATGACTCAAATTTGAGAAAAGTAGCCTTTGTGGACAATGACAAAAAGGATACATTGAACTATTTCAACGATACCTGGACAAGATACCTGGAAACTGGCTCTAGTACCTTTGATTTTACAGTCTTTAAAAAGGCTATTATTTCAGATGTAGGCAAAAAGAGGGCCTATAACTTCCTCAATGAGAAAGCCTTTGTCTCGTTCAAATATAAGGGTAGAACCTACCTGCATACCATCCGAAAAATTGAGGAAAATGAGAAAGTTATTAAGTGTTATAGTATCAACCTAAACCTTGAGCTGATCAATGAGTACTCTATCCCTTACAAGTCCCCTAAAGCCATGAGCTTTAAGGAATTTTGTGAGGAGATGGACTTGCTCAACTATACTTTCTTAAAAATCGGTATCAATGAAGTTGCTAATAAGAAAATCTCTGCTGAGTGGGAGGGTTCAGACACCAAGCTCAACAGGCTACTTAGTTTAGCTAAGAAGTTTGGCGCAGAAATTGAGTTTGACACACGTCTCAACGCTGACAGTTCTATCAAGTCATTTACAGTCAATGTCTATCATGAGCACGACGATAGCCACCAAGGGGTAGGTCAAATTAGCCCAAAAATCTTGAAGTATGGTAAAAGCCTCAAGACAATCACTAGGACGATTGATAAGACTGGGATCTATAACACGGTTGTTCCAACAGGTAAGGATGACAAAGGTAACGTAGTTGATATTAGAGGACTTGGCCCCTGGTCTGTCAACAATGCAAAGGGAGAACGTGAGTTCTACCAGTCAGGGGCTGCATTATATGCGCCTCTTTCAATGCAGATGTATCCGAGTACTTTCACCCATTCAACAGGTGACCGTGACCAATGGACTCGTAAGGATATGACGGTAGAGAGTTCAAACCCTGAGGTCATCCGCTCAACAGCCTACCGTGAGCTCAAAAAGAACTGTTACCCAGCAGTAACTTACGAGGCTGAGGGTTTTGCAAATCTTGAAATAGGAGACACAGTAAAAGTCTATGATGACGGCTTTAACCCTACTCTCTTGCTTGAGATGAGGGTATCTGAGCAAGTCATCAGCTTTACCAATCCTAAAAACAATAAAACGACTTTTTCAAATGCTAAGGCGCTTGAAAATCGTCTATCTCAGGGTATTCAGCAACAGCTAGACAGAATGATAGAGGACGCTAAGCCCTACACTATCAAGCTAGCTACAGACAACGGTATAGCCTTTAAGAACGGTCAAGGTCAGACCATTGTGACCCCTACTCTTATGAAAGGGAACAAAGTCATCAATAGTGGCTGGCGCTGGGTTGTGGATGGTGTAATCAAAGCTACAAGCTCTAGTTACATTGTCCGAGCCTCTGACATCAACCAAAAGATGGTTTTGACGGTGTCAGCATGGGTGGATAACAAAGAGGTAGCGTCCGAACAGTTGACTCTCATCAATACATCAGATGGGATACAAGGTAAAGCTGGAGCAGATGGGAGAACGCCTTATGTTCACTTTGCGTATTCTGAAAACGCGGATGGTTCTGGTTTGACAATGACAGATAATGGACAGCGTTATTTTGGTCATTATTCAGATTATGAAAAACCTGATAGCTCGGAAAAAACTAAATACAAATGGGTTGATCGTTGGGCTAAAGTTGAGATTGGCGGAAGGAACCTCTTTCTTAATTCACTATTCAAACGTAGTCTAAGAGAGCGATACTCAACTTACTTTTTAGATGATAGTCAGGAGCAAACGCAAGGACAGCTCACTTTGAGCATAGATACTAATATCAAATTCAGAGGAGCTAATACTTTAAAAATTGTATCTACTTATAACGGTAAGGCGACTAATCAAAAAGTTACGTTTAGAACTGGTGGGGATACACGTTTGGGCACCGTTGACGAGATGAAAAATAAACCTGTTCGGTTTAGTTTTTGGGCAAAATCTACTGTCAATAATACGAATTTTCAAGCTAGGGCAGGATATCGGAACGCCGTTGAAGGTGTCTCGTTGACCACCGATTGGAAATTTTATGACATTGAGTTGACGAAAAAAGAAAACTCAAATGCAAGTAATGAGCTGATTTTACATATATTTACCGCTGCTACTGTTTGGATTGCCTTTCCAAAAGTAGAGGTAGGAACAGTCTCTACAGACTTTTCAGAAGCTACTGAAGATATCCAGAGAGACATTGACTCTAAAGCAGACCAAGGGCTGACTCAGGAGCAAATCAATGCGCTAAATGAAAAGGCTGGGATTATTCAAGCCGAGGTTGAGGCTAAGGCTAGTGCTGATGACTTAGATAACTGGATAAAGGCTTACAAGGACTTTGTTAAGGCCAACGAGACAGCTAGAGCACAAGCTGAGAAAGATTTGATTTCAGCTAGTCAGCGTGTTTCTAATATCGCTAAGGACCTTGGAGAACTGTCTGACCGTTGGAATTTCATCGATACTTATATGAGTTCCTCAAATGAGGGGCTTGTGATCGGTAAGAATGATGGTAGCTCTAGCATGATGTTTAACCCAAACGGACGAATTTCAATGTTTAGCGCTGGCGTCGAGGTCATGTATATTTCTCAAGGTGTTATCCACATTGAGAACGGGATTTTCTCTAAGACTATCCAAATTGGCCGTTTTAGGGAAGAACAATACCACATAAATCCTGACATGAACGTCATTCGTTATGTAGGATAGAAAGGAGTAAAATGGCTAAATTTAGTAACTCAAGTGGGAGCTTGTATCTCAATGTTTATGTAGACCAAGGCTCTCAGAGTATCACAGCTAACACATCAACCGTCAACTGGAGGATGACAGTCAGTCGTACAGGTGCCTATTACACTCATAACCATCAAGGAGACAGTACTTTGTCTCTCAATTTAGACGGTCGAAACGTGCATTACAGCTACCCAACTTGGGAGACATCAGGCGAGGAGTACACTCTTGCTAGTGGGTCAAGTACAATCAGCCACAATGCAGATGGGACTAAGACCTTATCTATATCATGCACGTTCAATCCGAATAACGGCCTGCATGGGACTATCACAGTATCAGCCAGTCTCAGCCTGACAACTATACCACGATCTAGCTCTGTAAGCGTGAGCCCTGGAGTTATTGGTAGTTCAGTTACTATCAATATTAACCGTCAAAGTTCAAGTTTCAAGCATACAGTGCGCTATTCATGGGCAGGTAAGTCAGGGACGATTGCAACGAATGTAGACACATCCGCCAGCTGGACGATCCCTATCGACTTTGCAAGCGACATCCCAAACTCAGCAAGCGGTACAGGGACTATCTATGTAGATACTTATTCAGGAAGTACCAAAACTGGAACGCAGTCAACCACATTGACGGCTAGCGTGCCAGCTAACATCAAGCCTACATTTTCAGGCGTTACTCTATCAGACTTGAATGGTGCAGCTCAAAATCTCATCCCAAACGGCAACACGTTCATTCAGGTTATCTCTAACATAAAAGTAGCGTTTAATGGTGCTAGTGGTTCTTATGGTTCATCTATCACTGGATATTATGCTGAAATAATCAGCAAAAACCAATCCACAAGCTCAAACGGCGGGAGTCTTGGCATTATGAATTATCACGGCACAATCAAAATCAGAGCTAGTGTATCTGATAGCCGTGGCCGTTGGTCAGACACTAGAGAGGTTTCTGTAACCGTTCTTGAATATTTTGCTCCAGCATTGAGTTTTAGCATAGCCAGAACGGGCTCAACCTCTAGCACCTTGACCACTACAAGAAATGCCAAAATCGCCCCTCTGACGGTGGCAGGAAGCCAAAAGAACTCAATGACCCTGACTTTCAAAGTTGCTCGGCTTGGAACTACTAATTTTCAAGCGGATACTGGACCAGCCACTGGATCCTGGACAAGTATTTCAAGCCTGGTCAATTCCCAGGCTAATCTTGCAGGCAATTATCTAGCTAATCAGTCATGGGTTGTCATCGGCACGTTAGAGGACAAATTCACTCGTACTGATTTCATGGTCAACGTGGCCACGGAAAGCGT